AAGTTTACGGAACCCCTGACCCCAACGGCTAACATCAGCGAACTCAGGGTAGACTTCTACGGAAGGCGCATAAGCCTCTACGGTGCAGACAACCCAGATTCCCTGCGAGGAATATACTTAGACGGGGTTGTGCTGGACGAGGTGGGTGACATGAACCCAAAGGTCTGGAACGAGGTGCTAAGACCTGCGCTTACGGATAGACTAGGATGGGCGTTGTTCATCGGTACACCGAAGGGCGCGAACCACTTTAAGGACTTGCGCGACAGGGCAGAGAAAGAGGAAGGGTGGGCGTTACTTGAATTTAAGGCTTCGCAGACAGGTATTATCAGCGCAGAGGAACTTGAAGCTGCCAAGAAAGAGATGGGCGACGACAAGTTCGCAACGGAATTTGAGTGTTCCTTTAATGCTGCGGTTGAGGGTGCGTATTACGGCGCAATACTTAATACGCTTGCACCTGAACGCTTTACCGAGTTCGCCACAGACAGCCTCTGCAAGACCTACACGGCGTGGGACTTGGGGGTTGGGGATAGCACAGCTATATGGGTTTGCCAGGTTGCGGGGCAGGAGAGGCGGCTCGTTGACTATGTTGAGAACCACGGCCAAGGACTAGATTGGTACGTCAACTGGATAAAGCAAAATGATTACACAAAGGCTGAACACATCTTGCCCCACGACGTTGAGGTACGAGAGCTCGGCACAGGCAAGAGCAGAAAAGAAGTCTTACAAGACCTTGGACTCAATATCACCGTCTGCCCAAGAATGTCTATCGACGATGGGATACAAGCCGTTAGAAGGCTTTTACCTAATTGCTACTTCCATCCACGAACTAAACAAGGCGCAGATGCACTACGCAACTACCGCCGCGAGTACGATGAGAAGCGCAATGTTTACTACGACAAACCCCTGCATGACTGGTCAAGTCACGCTGCGGATGCCTTTAGGTATCTCGCTGTTGGCTTGAATACCACTAGCACCTGGGGCAAACCGCTACCGATTAACACGAAATGGATTGTCTAAATGCAAGAATTTGACCTACAAGCCATCATTGAAAACGAGATAGACAATGCACTCGGCTACATCAATACCGAGACCGTAGAGGAACGCCGCGACTCGCTCATGGCGTACAACCGCGAACCCTACGGCAACGAGGTAGAGGGACGCTCCACCATCGTTACAGGCGAGGTAGCAGAGGCCGTAGATGGTGCATTGCCACAACTCCTGCGTGTATTTACACAGTCCGACGACGTTGTACGGTTTGAGCCAAAGGCTCCCGGCGACGAGGAGAAGGCCAAGCAAGCCACCGAGTATTGCAACTGGGTGCTGATGAACGACAACCCAGGCTTCGAGGTATTCCAGACTTGGTTCAAGGACGCGCTCCTGCAAAAGAACGGCGTAATCAAGGTTTGGTGGAACGACGAGACCTCGGTTGACAAGGAGAAGTATCAGAACCTCTCCGAGGAAGAACTGACCATGTTGCTCTCCGACGGGCAGATGGAAGTCGTCAAGCAAAAGCAGACTCAGATTGGGGAAGTGCCTATGCCTGTTGACCCGATGGCGGTTCAGCAAGCGATGGCTCAGGGTCTCCCCCCACCGGCTCCCATGATGCAGCCCGTGTTTGCCTACGATGTAACGGTCAAGAAGATAGACAAGAAGGGTTCGGTCAAGGTAGAGAACGTGCCGCCCGAGGAGTTCCTAATCTCCAAGAAAGCCCGCCGGATTGCGGATGCCCCGTTTGTGGCTCACCGTAGGCTCACGACCCGCTCTGAGTTAATCAGCATGGGGTTCGACGCAGACGAAATAGACGCTCTGCCCGCCTACGACGACCTGACGTTTACCCCTGAGAGGGTTGCAAGGTTCCCTAACGGCGAGCAGCCAGACGACCCCAGCCTCGATACCAGCATGGACGAGATTGAGACGTTCGAGTGCTATATCAGGACAGACTACGACGAGGACGGCATTGCCGAACTCCGCAGGGTGTTCTACGCTGGCGGCACAATCCTAGAGAACGAGGAAGCAGACTTCATCCCGTTTTGCTCCGTCTGCCCAATCCCCATGCCCCACAAGTTCTTCGGGCATAGCCTTGCAGACAGGGTTGTGGACATCCAGAAGATTAAGACCACGATTACACGTCAGATGTTGGACAACCTGTATCTTTCTAACAACGCTCGTATGGCGGTGGTAGATGGTCAGGTCAACCTAGACGATATGCTCACAGTCACACCTGGCGGCATAGTTCGGGTCAAGAACAACGCAGCTATCACGCCCCTTGCCGTCCCCTTGGTCGCGGGTCAAGCCTTCCCAATGCTTGCCTACATGGACGAGGTACAGCAAAAGCGCACAGGCGTTACAAACGCTTCTCAGGGCTTAGACCCCAACATCCTACAAAACGCTACCGCTACCGCCGTGGCTATGGTTCAGAACGCAGGCGCAGCAAAGGTAGAGTTGATTGCTCGGATATTTGCCGAAACAGGGGTAAAAGACCTGTTCAAGCACATCCTGCACTTGGTCTGCAAGTATCAGGACAAGGAAAGAATTGTGCGGATGCGTGGCAAGTTCGTGTCCATTGACCCCCGCGAATGGAGCAACGAGTACGACCTGACGGTAAACGTGGGTCTGGGAACTGGAAACAGAGAACAACAGATGGCGATGGTAGCCGCAATCCTGCAAAAGCAAGAGCAGATTCTTGCCCAGATGGGTATGGCTAACCCCCTTGTCTCCCCAAGCCAGTACCGCAATACCTTGGGTCGCTTCATCGAGTCCGCAGGGTTTAAGGACACCAACGAGTTCTTCCGCGAGATTACGCCTGAGATGGAGCAGCAGATGCTCCAGCCACAGCAACCCCAGCCTGACCCTGCTATGGCGGCTCTGATGCAACAAGCCCAAGCCCAGATTGAGATTGACCGCGCCAAGGCTCTAAACGACATCGAGATTGCCAAGGGTAAAGCCGCCGCCCAGATTCAGTTGGAGCGCGAGAAGGCAGCCGCACAGTTGCAACTCAAGACGGCAGAGTTCCAAGCCGAGGCACAGATTAAAGCCGCCAAGATTGGGGCACAACTTACAGGCAACGTGGAGATACCTGGTTGAACGAAACAGAACGGGCAATAGCCCTCTTGCAAGACGAGTTCTTTATGGGTGTTGTAGAAAAGCAACGCCTGATGTATATTTCCAACATATTAGATAGTTCTGATGAGGACGTAGATGTTCGTGAACGCGAGCGTCTAAAACTCAAGGGGCTAGAAGAATTTATTGCGTCACTCCGGTCTATCTCTGCCAACAAGGAGATAGATAAGAAACGCAAGTTTATGGTTTTTTAACCACAGTAGGAGTTCCAAATGGAAGACACCAACCCGCAAGGGAGTGCAAAAACAGTAGACGATGCAGCAGCTCAAATCTTTGGGATGCTTGAACCAGAGCAGCCGGAAGGCCAAGCCGAGGCGCAAGCCGAAGAAGTGACCGAGGAGTACGAGGCGCAAGCCGAGGAATCTGAGGATGAGCCAAGCGAGGAAGTCCAAGAAGAAGTCCAAGAACCACAAAGGTTTCGGGTCAAGGTTGACAACGAAGAACTGGAAGTGGACTTAGACGAACTGATTAAGGGCTATTCACGCACATCTGACTACACTAAAAAGACGCAGAATCTAGCCGAGCAGCGCAAGGCAGTCGAATCCGAGCGCACGAAGATAGATGAAGCCGCCAAACTTCGGGACACTTACGCCCAGCGGTTGCAAGTCATCGAGCAGATGTTGACACAACCAACGGAAGACCTGACCGCCCTAAAAGATAGCGACCCCGTAGGGTACGCAATCAAGGTGGCAGAGAACATGGAACGAGAAAAGCAACTCGCCGCTGTCCGCGCCGAACGCGAATCCGTCCAAGCCAAGCAGGTCGCAGAGAACCAAGAGCGACTAAAAGCCCACATCGCACAGGAAGCCGAGCGTCTACGTTCTGCCATCCCTGACTTTAGCGACGAGGTAAAAGGCGAGGTTATCCGCAAGGAGATACGGGATTACGCAAAATCGGTAGGCTGGTCAGACCAAGAGTTGTCGCAGGTGTACGACCACCGCGCCGTCCTAACTCTGTACCGGGCGATGCAATTCGAGAAATTGCAGAAGTCAAAACCTGCTGTCCAGAAACGGGTAGCAGAAGCCCCCAAGTCTTTGACTCCAGGGGTAGGCTCTCCGCGTCTTGATAAAGACGGAGAGATAGCGAAGAAACTAACCAAGCAGTTAAAGGCGACCGGAAGGCCGCGTGACGCTGCCAAACTCTTTGAACGATTCTTATAAAGGAATAAATCATGTCAGTACCCTCAAATACCTACCTGCGCTACACCTCGATTGGTGTACGCGAGGACTTAGCAAACGTCATTTATGACATCAGCCCCACCGACACGCCTATCATGTCGTCCATCGGCAAGGCTAAAGCAACCCAGACCAACCACGAGTGGCAGACTGATGCTCTCGCCGCCGCAACCACGGCTAACGCCCTGATTGAAGGTGACGACGCAGCAGCCGCTTCGCTCTCGCCCACGACCCGTGTTGGCAACTTCACGCAAATCGTTGGTAAGACTGTCCAGATTTCTGGCACGCTTGAGGCAGTAGACAAGGCCGGTCGTAAGTCTGAGAAGGCTTACCAGTTGGCTAAAGCCGCTTCCGAAATCAAGCGCGACATCGAGACCATCATTACAGCCAACCAAGCCAAGAGCAACGGCACGGCTACTTCTGGCGCTCGCGTCATGGGTTCGCTCCTTTCTTACATCACTTCCAACGTCAGCAAGGGTTCGGCTGGTACAAACCCAACTGGCGACGGCTCTGATGTTCGTTCGGACACCACGACCCGCACGTTCCTTGAGTCCATGCTCAAAGACGTAGCACAGCAAATCTTCGAAGACGGCGGCACACCCAAGATGTTGGTTGTTCCTCCTGGACTCAAGGCAACTGTGTCTGGCTTTACTGGTGTTGCAGAGCAGCGTTACGTTACCGGCGCAGAGCCAACGACTATCGTTGCCGCCGCTGGCGCATACCTCTCGGACTTCGGCCTCATCAGCATCGTTCCTGACCGCTTTATGCGCTCACGCGATGCCCTGATGCTCGACTCTGAGTATGCAGCTCTGGCTTACCTCCGTCCTTTCCAAACGAACGACCTGGCAAAGACCGGCGACTCTGAGAAGACCCAGATTCTTGCCGAACTGACCCTCGAAGTTCGTAACGAGAAAGCACACGGCGGTATCTTTGACATCAAAGCAGCGTAACTTGTGATAGAATCGGCGGTGGGGTATTCCCACCGTCGGTTTTATGGGATTAGAGATGCGAAAACTGGCTGAAGAACAGACGATAGAGGGAAAGCGTACTTGGTTTGCGGACGGAGATGGCGGGCTTGTCATCAGGGACGAACAAAACGTCGCACCAATTCTAGAGGCCAACAAGGCCGCTTATAACCAGATAGACGAACGCGCACGTTGGGGTGATGGTGCGCGGGTGGCGGAGATTCCTAATTCGGTCATTGCAGACCTGAATGTGAAGGGAATTATGAGGGGGTTCGCGGTGGTAGACCAGAAACGAATGAAAGCCTTTCTGAACGACCCGGAGAACCGTTTTTTACGGACGAGACCGGGGAGAATTTAGTGGGCAAGGTTCACGACAAGATTAAAGCAAAGCAACAAAAAGCACCGTGGGAAGATAAGAAAGTCGCCATTTGTATCCCTTCTCGTGGAGAGATGGAGATAGGAACGGCGTTTGACTTGGCGGTGATGTGCGCCTACGACGCACGCAACCGTAGCGGACACCAAGCGGTGTACACGGTAGCGGGAACCCTGATATTTGACCAGCGAGAGAAGCTGGCAGCCGAAGCCATAAAAGAGGGTGCGGACTACATTCTGTGGGTTGACGCAGATATGCGGTTCCCAAAGAACACGATAGAGATACTGCTCGCGCACGACAAGCCCATCGTTGGGGTGAACGCTACAACGAGAACCTCGCCGGTAAGACCAACGGCAAAGAACCTAGAGATAGACTTTGAGAAGAAAGAGAATCATTGGATTCCAATCGTCTCTAAAGACAAGACCCACCTAGAGTGTGTGACCGCGATTGGTTGCGGGGTGATGATGGTCAAGCGGGAGGTGTTTGAGAA